TTATTCTTTTGGCTAGTGTTAAATTATTACCTAGACCTACTCCTACTTTTGTAAAAATATTAAAAGTTATAATACCGGTTTGACTATTAGTACTATTATTCGTACCTCCTAAAGTAATATAATTACTACCCGTAAATTCAATTAAACACTGTATAAAATCGTTATTAGCAGTAGGTTTAAAAGGTTGATTACCAAAAACAACTGTAATAGCAGGATTATTTGCCATTTCAGTAGCTAATCTAGCTTCTATATTTTGTCTTACTGTATTTAAATTAAGTTGAGCCATTAATTTTTACTTTTAGCTTTTTTTACAATTCTAGCTACAGCTGCAACTTCTTTTAATGGCCACCCTGCTGTTCTATTACTATCTTTAGACCTAAATTTATTATTCCATGACGGAGGTGTATTAGTTCCAAAACAAACTGCTTCAGCATAAGGTAAAGGATTAATTAAACTATAAGTATTGCCAGTTTTTTCTTTTTGATAATTTAATTTTAAGGGAGGAATTATTGTATTTTTGCTTGTTGTAAATGGTCCGCCTTGTATAGGTGCTGATCTTTTATTTTGTGCTAATTGCCAATTCATACGAAAACGTCCGGTATCTACAGGAGAAGCTTGTTTTATTCGTGAATCTAATGTTAAAACAGCAAGTCGTAATAAATTTTCATGTTCTTCTTTAAAAAAATTTCCTATATTACTTATTTCTATTCTTTTCATTGTCTTAAATATAAATTATATTTGATTTCTTGATTATCATTTTCAGTTTTTAATATTCTTATTATTTGATAATTAATATTTACTATAGTAACTCTATCTTGTGTAGTAGGTACAAAAGTTAAATCTAATGCTGCTATAGAACAAATTTTATCAGTTTCTTTTATTAAATCATTTATTTCTCTTTCGTTTACATTTTGCAAGACTGCTTTTACAGTTTCACTTGTTATACTTTCACTTATTGTCCCATCAGTTGTATTATATACAACAGCATACATTTCCCAAGAACCTGATGCTGCTTGACTGTATGAAGTAGGAGCAACAGTTTGTGAAACAGAGCCATTGGTAGCTGTAAGAATGAATGTGCCATTATTAACTTCAATAGTTTTGCCTACATCAGCAGATGTAAATGAACCTGAGCCAAGAGCAACT